GAGTCTACCCTTCCTAACTGGCAGATTGGTTATGTCGGTGCGGTTCTCACCATCGCTGAGTTGGTGAACACCAAGCCTAAGGCAATGACCAAGGTGACGGGCTACAACTCGCTCACGCTGTAAGGAGATAGCAAATGTCTTTAGGTCTTCAGAAAATCCTTGTTAGTAACGTACTAACAAACCAGGCTGCTGCTTATTTCCAAACGGTTGCGGTTTCAAACGTAGGTATTGGTAACGCAACGGCTATGAACGCCGGCGTTTCCTCTGCTCAGTTTGTGCCAGCTGGTCTTTATCTCCTTCCTCCGACGGCTAACGTCACGATTGAGATCAACACCGGTGCGTCGAACGTAAACGCTTGGACAACGCTTATCGCTGCAAACGTCGGTGGCACGCTTTTCTCGGACGGCTGGAACGTCCGTGCAAACGCAACCACTGGTTCGCAGACGGTCACGTTGTACACGGTTGATGGTGGTCAGAACGCTACTGGTCAGTATAACGCTTCCTAAAGGGGTACTAACCAATGGCTAATCCTGATTCAGTAGGTCAAAATACACAAGACAGCTTTGGTAATTTCCGAATTACCAACGCAGGTCCGATTTCATTGACTGCTACAGGTAATGCTGTGGTCGCTCTTCCCATCCTCAAGGGTGGGACGGGCGGCACCACGCAATACGTCATTCGTCGTATTACGGTTGCTAACTGCTCGAACATTGCAGGTGGCGCAGCTCCTAACGCTGCAACGGCTAACATTTCGATTGGTACGACCAACGACGGGGCTAACCTTGTTGCTAACGCCCAGACAATCACGAACGTCACTTCAAACTTGACGTATCAGGATTTGACCTTGGCCGCTAACGCAGCGACGACTTCGTACACGGCTAATGCCTTGTTCGTTAACGTCAATACCAGCGTAGCAAACGCAGCAGTGTTTATCTCTGTCTACGGCGATATTGTAGTATTCTAATGGTCTGGGTAACAAACACAGGCGAAGATTTCTTTGTTAATAACTGGGACGGGAAGGCCTACTCCTTTCCTCCCGGTAAAACTTTAGAGGTGCCTGAGGATGTTGCCCGAATTATCTTTGGATATGGCGTCGAAGACAAGATGCCCGTCCTGGTTAGGCTTGGCTGGACTAAGTTTGCGACTGACGTTCCTAAAGCTCTGGAGCGTCTCGATAAGTTCGTAATCTCTGATACCCAGCCTCAGACCTACCACAATACGTCCCCAGTGGTAGAACGAGTACCCTTCCCTGCGTCGCGGCGGGGAAGGGGAAAGGACTAAAGTGATGTCGGTGTATTATGGCTACAACTCTGCAAACTTACATCACATTGACGCGCAGGCTTCTGCACGACGCTAACGCGAATTTCTGGTCAGATTCCGAACTCACGGATGACATTAATAACGCTCGCAATCGCCTGATCCGCGATACGGGCGTTAACCGTATTATTCAAAACACTGTCGCTGTGCAAAACCAAGAGTTGTACACGTTTGACAACACGGCAGGTTATGTGTCCGGCATTCTGGTCACTAACGCCGGGTCCGGTTATACGGCTGCTCCCAACATTACTTTATCAGCTTCTCCGACTGGCAATACCGCAACTGCGACTGCCACAATTAGCCAGACTGGAACGTACGGTTCTAACGCGTCGGGATCTATTGCATCTATCAACTTGGTTAACCCAGGCTTGGGTTACACGAGCGCACCGACCGTGACGATTACCAGTTCAGACGGTAACGGATCTGGTGGTGCTGCTCAGGCTTTTTTGGCGGGTATGCCACAAGGCAACCTGACGATGGACATCATTAATATTAATCTGTATTGGGGCAACACGCGTATACCATTACGCTATCTGCCTTGGACGCAGTTTAACGCAGAATTACGGTTCTGGCAGAATTATGTAGGCCGTCCAATAGCTTACAGCATGTATGGCGCGCAATCGTTTTATCTGTCGCCTGTGCCAGATCAAAACTATGCCATTGAAATTGACACAATTGTTGAGCCAGCAAACTTGGTCAACTTGTCGGATGTAGAACAAAACATTCCGCAGCCGTGGCAAGATCCTGTGCCGTATTACGCGGCGCACATCGCCAAGTTTAAAGAACAATCTTATGGCGAAGCCGAGCTGTTCAAGAACCAGTATCAGGCCAAGATGCTCAATCTTGAGTCCACTACGTTTACCAGACGTATGCCTGATCCTTATTCGAGGCCATACTAATGGCAGAAAAATCACCTGAGCAGCGCAAACAATATCAGGTGGTTAAGGCTTTCAAGGCACTTAACACGAAAGCCAACCGCACTGCTATCGCCGATGAGGAGTTTAGCTGGATTGAAAACGTCCAGCCAATTGGCTTTGGCAATCTAAAAGTTGTGCCTCAAGTAGCCAACGTCACTATTAGTGGTAGTAACGTGACATGGAACAGCTCAGTTACAACGCTAACAAGCTGGAACATTAACAACACAGATTACATTTTTGCTTTTGAAACTGATGGATCTGCTCAATATTATAACATTACGTCTGGCACCAAAGGAAACGTGGCGGCTGCGGGTACGTTTTCTGGATCTGGCGTGCGCGTCAGGCAGTGGAAAGACGACCGAATTATCATAAGTGATCCATCCAAGGGTTATTCGACTTGGGATGGAACAAATTTAATTACCGTTGGTTGTATCAGTACGATTGGCATTACAAATGCCGGATCTGGTTATACGACAGTGCCAACCGTCACAATTAGCGCACCAAATCAGACAAATGGTGTGCAAGCAACGGCTGTGGCCTCTATTTCAAACGCATCTGGCACCATTGTTAGTGCTCAAGTAACCAACATTGGATCGGGTTATACGTCCCTTCCAACGGTTACAATTGCGCCTCCTGCAAGCCAATTTGGTGTTCAGGCACAGGGTTCACCGACCATTTCTGGCGGTAACGTCGTTGCAATTACGATAACGAACCCCGGATCTGGGTATACATCTGCGCCGAGCATTACAATTACGGGCGGTGGTGGATCGAACGCTGCTGCAACGGCTGTGCTTGGCTCTGGTTTGGTGTCTGCCATTACCATTACCAACCCTGGCAGTGGCTACACGGCTACACCAACCGTTACAATTAGCGGGGGTGGCGGTAATAATGCAACCGCGGTTGCAGGATTCTTGACGTTCAACACGGGTTCTGTCGGTATCGTGCTTACCAACGGTGGCACGGGTTACACGTCCGCTCCTACGGTTAACATTACGGCTGCACCAGGCGGCGGCACAAATGCTACAGCTACCGCAATTGTAAACGGCGGCGTTGTGACGCAAATTGTAGTTACAAATCCAGGTGCCGGTTACACGTCAGCGCCCACAATTACTTTTTCCGGTGGCTCTGGGAACAACGCGGCAGCTACCGGCGTTGTCACATCTGACAACAGCGTGGACATTGCTTCGTTCCAAGGTCGTGTGTGGATTGCACAGGGGCGTACCGTGTTTTACTCGGCGGCTGGCTCTTACAATGACTTTGTGACGGTTTCTGCCGGCAACTTGAACCTGCAAGATGACACGCTGCACAGCAAGATCACGGCTTTGATTTCGGCCAACAACTTCTTGTATGTGTTCGGTGACGATTCAATTAACGTGTTCTCGGACGTGCGCGTCGGAACGACTGGTCTGACTACTTTTACCAACACCAACGTGTCGGCTTCTGTCGGATCGCGTCGCATTGACGCTATTTTTCCGTATTTTAGGTCATTATTGTTCATGAATGACTACGGCGTGTATGCCCTTGTTGGCGCTACAACGACCAAATTGTCAGATTCTTTGGACGGTATTTTCCCGTTAATTGACTTTACACAGCCTGTTTCTGGCGGTCAGGTGTTGCTTAACAACATTTTGTGCGCTGCATTCAGCTTTACTTACAACGATCCGGTGCAGGGTGCACGGCCTTTGCAGGCTGTTTTCTTTGACAAAAAGTGGTTTTTGACCAGCCAAGGTGCGCTGACTTACATTACATCCGTTCCATTATCCAATGGAATTACAATGTATGGCACTGGCGGCACAAATCTGGTCAAATTGTATAGCAACACAACGGCCAATATCTCGTCTAACGTGCAGACGGCTTTGTGGCCATTAACGGACATTATTAGGGACAAACAGGCGCTAAAATTTGGCGTGGAAGCCACTTTGAGCAATGGATTGTTGCTCAACATCACCGTAGACAGCCAATCCAACGTAAGCCCTACATATTCTCTGACAAATACGGTATACTGGTATAACAATTCAGGAACGACAATTAGTTGGATTAACAATTCGAGCGTTGTAGAAACTTGGTATCAAGGTTCTGGCTATCAATTGTACAAGTCTGACGCGCAGCAATATGGTAAATATCTGGGATTAACGCTGACATCTAACAGTGCAGGGTTTATCTACAATACGTTTGAAATGGAATACGAACTAAGAGCGAGGTTCTAATGGCCGTCCCGTATACTTTTGGAACTGCAACATCAAGCATTCCGCTGTCCCAACTAGATAGTAATTTTGCTACGGCCATCACGCTTGGCAGCACCAATGTTTACCTTGGAAACACAACAACGACATTGGCCGGTTTTGCTAATCTTAGTTCAACATTGATTACATCCCCAACGCACAACAGCGGAACCACGTTGTCTTTACAGACTGGTGGTACAACGGGCTTGTATATTGATGCGTCTCAAAACGTAGGTATTGGGACGACTTCGCCATCTTCATACGGAAAATTATCTGTTATTGGCAGTAGCGGCCTTCGGTCGGCTTCTTTTGGGACAGCGACAAATCCACAAGCCGCATCATTCTATTCCGCTGATGCAGGTGAAACGGATTTAATTTTGGGGACAACTGGCGGCAATAATACAATTGCCCAAGTCGTTACACAATTAAATATTCCAATGGCGTTTTTGGTCAACAACACAGAACGTATGCGTATCGACTCCTCCGGCAATCTGCTGGTGGGGACGACGAGTGCGGGTTCTGGAAAATTTAGGGTTGCTAATGCTTCAAACACATATACTGGAGGCGGCGCTTGTATAATTAATGTTGCAGGAAACTATTGGAATATACTTCCAGCAACTACGAATGATCTTTATTTTGGCTATAATACAGTCGACAAATCTTACATTATGGCGTCAACCGGCGCATATGTTGCAGTTTCCGATCAAACATTAAAGAAAAATATCATTGATATTTCTTACGGATTGGAAACAATAAAATCACTTCGTGCCGTTGAATACAACATGCTTGAAGAAAGCGATGATACGCAAAAGCATTTAGGTTTTATTGCTCAAGAAGCACAACAAATTTTGCCTTCGTCTGTGTCTAAAATGCAAGGCGGCAAATTAGGTATGGATAAAACAGAAATAATACCTGTGCTTGTTAAAGCCATCCAAGAACTTAAAGCAGAATTTGACGCATATAAAACAAGCCATCCATAAGGGGACGTATTATGACACTTGATCTGACTATCAATGAAATCAACATCATCCTTCAGGCACTGGGTAACGCACCATACGTTTCAGTTGCAGAAGTAATTGAAAAAATCCGCACACAGGCTCAGGCACAAGTA